TTTCCTATTCAATGTGAAGGGTTTGAATTTACAGGAACAGGAACTTTACCAAGACCAACTATATCTGTCAGCAATATTTTTGGAACGCTTACTGCAATCATGCAAAACGTAAACCAGACAACAGTCGGTAATGATTTAAATGGTGCAAAATTAACAAGGATTAGAACTTTGGCACGTTTTTTAGATGCTGTTAACTTTGCTCCGCAAACTGTTACAAGCACATCAACTCAAACTGTAGCTGATCCTTCTGATGCTGAAACTGTCACATATACTGTCACAGTAGTCCAAGATTCTGGAGGTAATAATGTTTTTGCTTTGAATGGGGTTCAAAAACCAGTTATAACAATGAAACGTGGTTCAACTTATATTTTTAATCAATCTCATAGCTCTAATGTAAATCATCCTTTGAGAATAAAATCTGATGCTGGAGGACAGCAAACTACTGTTAACGCAGGAACTTTAGGCACAGATGCAACTGTAACTTATTCTCCAGCTTATCCTTCTGCTCCAAATGATTTGAGATACTACTGCACAAGTCATGGAAATAATATGGGCAACACAATTACAATGAATGACCCAAATACAATTCAGCAGCAGACAACTTCATCTTCCACTACACAAACGAATCCATTTGGTACTCCCGATCCAACGGCAGAATTTCCACAAGAAATTTATTTTTTAGATAGAAAAGTTAGTGAAAATAGAGATGTAGTTCAATGGGAAGCCATATCAGCCCTAGACTTGGTAAATGTAAAATTACCAAAAAGAATTGCTACTAGGGATATTTTCCCTGGGATTGGTACGTTTGTTGGATGACTTGGCAGGATATTGCACTTAAACACGCAGAAAAAGATGCACCACATGAAGCTTGTGGTTTATTAGCTGTTTATAAAGGTAAAGAGAAGTATTTTCCCTGTAAAAATCTTGCAGAAGATTTAGGTGAACAATTTATCATCGATCCTGATGATTGGGTAAAAGCTGAAGATGCTGGAGAAGTCATTGCTGTTTTTCATAGCCACCCACAGATACCACCATTTCCTAGTCAAGCTGATCTTGCAAGCTGTGAATATTTAGATTTACCTTTTTACATTGTCACTCCAGAGACAAAAGAATGGCACTACTTTGAACCATCTGGTTATAAAAAAGGATTGATTGGTAGACAATGGGTGTGGGATATTCAAGATTGCTGGACTTTAATTACTGATTGGTATAAAGAAAAGAAAAATATAGAAATAAAACATTGGAAACGACCCAAAAGCCCTGAAGAATTTAGTAAGTCACCTTTATTTGAATACGCTCTACCTAAATTGGGTTTTACAGAAATAGATGATAATGTTGAAACAGAAGTTGGGGATGTTTTTATTATGGATACAGGATTAGGAACTTTGGATCATGCTGCTGTCTATATCGGAGATCAAACCATTCTTCATCATTGTGTGAAAAGACTTAGTTGCAGAGAAACTTATGACCAAAAGTATATAGAATGGACAAAGAAGAGGTATCGCTATGCTCAGTAAAATAAAAGTTTACGGAAGGTTAGCTCGATTTCTTGGAGAGCGTAGTTTTGAAGCTGAAATAACAACCCCACTCCATGCTTTTAAGTTTTTATTGGCAAATTTTCCTCATTTGGAACGACACATGATGGAACAAAATTATTGTATCAAAGTCGGTAAAGATGAGATTGATGAGACAGAATTATTTAATCCGATAGGTCAACAGGAAATAAAAATAGTACCAGTAGCAACAGGTTCAAGAGGTATAACAAGAGTATTAGCTGGAGTTGCATTAATTGGATTAACAGTAGCAACAGGTGGTTTTGGTACTACTGCTGGATTTTCTGGGTTAGGGTTTTCGGCAAGTGCTGGAGCGGCAGCAGGAGCGAAAATTACACTAGGAGCAGGATTGGCAGCAGCAGCAGGAAATTTAGGTATTTACTTAGCATTGTCTGGAGCAGCACAGATGCTTACTCCCGTTCCACAACCTCCTGGAGTTTCAGAAGATCCACAATCTCAGAACTTTTCATTTAGTGGAGTGCAAAACACATCAAGAGCAGGAACAGCAATACCTGTAATATACGGAGAAATTTTTGCTGGTTCTCTAGTAGTATCAGCAGGAATTGATACAGTACAGATAAAAGGTACAGCGTAAATGGGAATTGTTAATCGCTCTGAAGATGATGTAGTAGTAGATTCCTCTCTACCCTCTGATGCCCTATCGAGTAAACAATTTGCAACTATTGTTGATGTTCTTAGTGAAGGTGAAATAGAAGGCTTTCCATCAGCAGCAGCATTTACAAAAGGCACAGCCAACTACAATACAGCAGCATTAAAAGATGTATTTTTAGGGAAAACTCCAGTATTAAGAGCTAGTGCCGATCCAACAAATACTCAAGCTACAGACTTCAACTTTCAAGATGTAGAGTTTGAACCTAGATTTGGAACGTCAGATCAAACATTTATTTCTGGTATTGCAAACATTGAAACAGAAAATAATGTAGGTGTAAAAGTAGAAAACGGAACTCCAGTATCAAGACAGATAACAAACTCCAATATTAATGCTGTTAGAGTCACTCTTCGTTTTAATGGTCTACAAACATTTGAAACTAACGGAGATGTTAATGGTGCATCAGTAGAGCTAACAATAAAAATTATCCAAAATAATGGAACGACAAGCACTCCAATATCTGACACAGTTACAGGAAGAACCTCCTCTGCTTATAACAGAGATTATCGGATTGATTTACCTAGTAATCTTAATTATCCAATAACAGTTCAAGTAACAAGAGTAACTGCTGATGCTACTGACCCCAATAGGTTAAGAGATGAGTTTTTCTTCCAATCTTTTACTGAAATTATTGATGAGCAAAGACCTTATCCTGATATTGCTCATTTAGCTTTAAGGTTTGACTCTGAACAGTTCTCATCTGTTCCTAGACGAATGTATAAAGTTCGTGGGGTAAAAATAAAAATACCTCATAACGGAACTGTAGAAGCTGCAACAGGAAGAATAACTTACACAGGAACATTTAATGGAACGCTCACTACATCTAAAGTTTGGTGTTCTGATCCAGCTTGGATTTTATTTGATCTTTTAACAAATGTCAGGTATGGATTAGGAGATCATATTACTGAAGCTCAATTAGATAAATATGCTTTTTACAGTGCCTCTGTTTATTGTTCAGAGTTAGTAGATGATGGAGCAGGAGGACAAGAACCTAGATTTAGTTGCAACACAATTCTGCAAGCAAGACAAGATGCTTATGAAGTCGTAAATTCTCTTACCTCTGTAATGAGATCAATCAGTTTTTGGACTGCTGGTTCTCTTACGATTTCACAGGATAGACCTACAGATCCTAGCTATTTGTTTAATCTTTCAAATGTAACATCAGCAGGATTTGGATATTCTGGTACGAGTCTTAAAACAAGAGCAACTGTAGTTTCCGTGTCATATTTTGATATGGATAACCAAGAATTAGACTTTGAAACTGTAGAAGATGCCTCTGCAAAAGCTAAATATGGGGTTTTACATAAAAAAATTACAGGTTTTGGCTGTAGTTCTAGAGGTCAAGCTGCAAGATTGGGTAGATTTTTATTATTTGAAGAACAAAATTCTACTGAAACAATTAATTTTACCACTGGTTTATCAGAAGGAGTCGTTGTAAGACCAGGGCAAGTTATTGAAGTAAGCGATCCAATAAGGGCAGGACTAAGAAGAGGAGGAAGAATAAAGTCAGCAACAACGACAACTGTAACTGTAGATAATACAGAAGATACAGATTTAGACTCTACAAACAATCCAACACTTAGCGTTGTCTTATCTGATGGATCAGTAGAAACAAAACCTGTTAGTGGTATTTCTGGTGCTGTTATTACAGTATCTTCCGCTTTTTCATCTGCTCCAAATGCAAATAGTGTTTGGATTTTAAGTAATACCACTTTGCAAACTACTCAATGGAGGGTGGTCAGCGTAACTGAAGATAAAGATAATTATGCAATTATTGGAACGGCTTACAACTCAGGGAAGTTTGCATTTATTGAAGATGGATCTCCGTTACCTGTTAGAAATGTAACGATATTAAATGTACTAAAAGATGCTCCTACTGATTTAACTGCTACTCAACAGTTCTATGTTGAAAATCAAAAAGCAAAAGTAAAGATTATTCTTGATTATGAAGCTGTTCAAGGTGTCAGCCAATATAGAGTTCAATACAGAAAAGACAATGGAAACTTTGTTAGTACTACTGTTACGGGAACAGATTTTACAATATTTGATGCGAGTGAAGGCACTTATGAATTTAGAGTATTTAGTTTAAATGCAGCATTAGAAGCATCAGCAGAACCAGCTACATTAACAAAAGATTTTGCAGGAAAAACTGCAATTCCAGCAGATATAACAGGGCTTACTGCTGAACCAATAAACAATAAACTGATTCGTTTGAAATGGAATAGATCAACAGATATTGACGTTACTCACGGTGGTTTAGTCTATATAAGACATGATAGTTCTGGAACTGATGGCACTGGTACGTTTGAAAAAGCTGTTGACTTAATAGAGGCTGCTCCAGGTAACTCAACTGAAGCGGTAGTTCCTGCTATTACTGGAGAATACATTCTTAAATTTCAAGATGATGGGGGTAGATTTAGTGCAGGAGAGGCCAGTGTTGTTGTAAATATCCCAGAAATAACTGATGATTTACTTGTTCAAACTAGAAGAGAAGATTTAGATAATCCCAAGTTTCAAGGTGCAAAGGTTAATACAGCTTTTGATGCAACAACAAATTCTCTTAATTTAACTGGTGCAGGACAGTTTGATAATATTGCTGATCTTGATGCTGTTGGATCACTTGATGATGTTGGAGGAATATCTCCATCAGGTACTTATGATTTTGCTTCTACTTTGGATTTAGGTTCAGTATTTAGTCTTGATTTAGTAAGACATTTCAAAACAGAAGGTTTTTATCCGTCAGATTTGTTTGATTCAAGAACTGCAAACTTAGATACTTGGACAGACTTTGATGGGACAGATGCTAATGATGTAGATGCTCAATTATTTGTACGCACCACACAGGATGATCCTTCTGGTTCTCCTACATACAGCGACTTTCAAAACTTTACAAGTGGTATGTTCAAAGCAAGAGGATTTCAATTTAGAGCAGTTCTTACCAGTGATGATCCAGCACAGGATATTAGAGTATTTCAGTTAGGTTATTCAGCAAAATTAGAAAAAAGAATAGATCAGGGAACTGGTCAAACTATAACTTCATCAGCAGGAGTAACTACAGTTCCATTTACTTCTCCATTCTTTGTTGGAACGTCAGCACTTGGAAACCTTAATCAACATTTACCGACAGTTAATGTCACTGCTCAGAACTTAGCTTCTGGTGATTTCTTTGAAATATCAAATATAACTGCAAGTAATTTTCAAATACACTTTAAAAATTCATCAAATGCTTCTATAAGTAAGCAATTCACATTTACGGCTGTTGGTTTTGGAAAAGGATAGTATAATAGGAGCAATGTTACTTTTCTAAATGGCTAGAGTTGATAACACAGGTGGGGCAGGGTATGTCATAGACAATGGAACGGGTGCTGCTGTCCGAACAAAATTAAATCAAATTACTGCTGCTATCAACTCTTTAAATAGCGGTTCTGGCGATCCATCAATAAATTCAGCCTTTCAGCCACATATTGATACAGGAAGTTCATTATTTAAGATAAGAAACGCAGCTAATAACGCATATGTAACGATAGGAAATATCAGTTTAGATAATTTAGGTCATGTTGTAGCAGCAAGTCCTACGATGACAGGTGATGTTACGATGTCATCTACTGGATTTTTAAAAGTTCCTGTTGGTACAACAGCACAAAGGCCAGGATCAGCAGCAGCAGGACAGTTTAGATATAACTCAACCACAGGACAATTTGAAGGCTATACAAATGCTTGGGGATCTATTGGAGGCGGTGCTGGGGCTACTGGAGGAGGTAATGATGAAGTATTCTTTGAATCGGACACTAACGTGACAACAGATTATACGATAACATCAGGGAAAAATGCACACACAGTTAGTCCTACAATAAATTCGGGTGTAACTGTAACAGTGCCATCTGGTGCAATCCTTGTTATTCTTTAATTATGGCTTTAAATATTGACGGCAGTACTGGTATTTCTGGGGTTGACGGATCAGCTTCCGCACCAGCATTAACAGGAACAGATAGTAATACAGGAATAAATTTTGCATCTGATACTGTCCATATAAACACAGGTGGAGTGGTAAGAGCGAGTATTAATAGTTCTGGGCAAATGGGTATTGGTAAAACTCCTTCAAGAACTTTAGATGTAGCAGGAAAAATTCGTTCAAGTGAAGCAGTTTGTTTTGGTGATAACAGTTCGACACCATCTGAAGGTGTTGCTATTCATAGACCATCAGCAAGCACTTTAGCTTTTGTTACCAATGATGGGGAACGTATGCGTATAGATTCATCTGGGAGGTTGCTACTAAATACTACAAGTCATTTTTATGATAGTTTATTTGCGATTCAATTTGATGGCACTACTCAAAATGCGATAGTAGCAAAAACAACGCGTACACAAAATACAGGATCGAATTTTGCAGTTTTTTTAAATTCAAGTGGAAATGTAGCAGGGCAAATATATCATAATGGTGCTACAACAGTTCAGTATATAACGACTTCAGACTATAGATTAAAGGAAAATCAAACTGCAATATCAGATGGGATAACAAGATTAAAAACATTAAAGCCATATAGATTTAATTTTATTGAAGAACCAGATAAAACTGTTGACGGATTTTTTGCACATGAATTAGGAACAGTAGTACCAGAGGCAATAAAAGGAACTAAAGATGAGGTTGATTCTGATAATAACCCTATATATCAAGGAATAGATCAAAGTAAACTTGTACCTTTACTTACTGCTGCATTACAGGAAGCTGTTGCTAAAATTGAAGTATTGGAAACAAAAGTCGCTGCATTGGAGGCTGCATAAATGACAGCAAAGATTAAACTAAACGCAGCATCAGGTGGTGGATCAATAAGTATTCAAGCACCTTCATCATCTAGTAATAACAGGGTTCATTCTTTGCCTGATGTTGCAGATGGAACAGTACTAACAACAACAAGTTCAGATGCAGACAGATATAAAGCTGGAGAAGTCGTACAAGTAGTGATGGGTACTTTTCAAAATCTATACTCTGGCACTACTTTTGCAGACATTACATCTACATCTTATGTAAATTATGGAGATATGAAATTAACAATTACTCCTAAATTTTCAAATAGTAAACTCATTTTTGAAACACATATAAATTCAAAAATTAATGATAATGACGGCAATACACAATTTGAATTATATGACACAACAAATAGTAGAAGTCTAATGACGGCTGGAGTGTCTACTCATTATTATGCTCCTACTGACGCATATCAAAATAATCAAATTAGAATGTTTGGAGATGCTGGCTATACAACTTCTATAGTGATACAAGTAAGGGTAAGAGTAGTACAAGGCGGTACTTTAAATTCAGATTATGCAGATCAACCTCGACTTATGACACTAACGGAGGTTAAGCAATGAGCGAACTCAAAGTAAATTCGATAAAAGGAGTAGCAGCATCAACGGCTGCACTTACCATCAACAATACTGATGGAACGTGTACTGCCAATATTACTAATAACCTAAGTAATCGTAATTTAATAATTAACGGAGCTATGCAAGTGGCTCAACGTGGTACGTCATCTACTACTGCTGGTTATGGAGATGTTGACCGTTGGCAGCATGAATATTCTACAACTAATGAAGCTCCTACATTCTCTCAAGTTGAAGTAGTTTCAAGCGATTCTGGAGATAATCCTTTTGCGAAGGGATTTTCAAATTGTGCAAGAATAACAAATGGGAACCAAACAAGTGGTTTACAAGCTGGAACACAAATTAATTTTATGCAGCCTATTGAAGCACAAAATATTAGAAATAGTGGCTGGAATTATAATTCAAGCTCAAGTTATATAACCTTATCTTATTATGTAAAAGCTAGTGTAAGCCAAGAATATTTTGGATTTGTAAAAACAGCAGATGGTTCAAATTATATGTATAGATTTAGTCTAGGTACTTTAACTGCTAATACTTGGACAAAGATAACAAAAAAAATTCCTGGAAATTCTAATTTACAAATTGATAACAATAATGGAGCAGGATTCCAAGTTTGGCCTGTTGCATTTTACGGAACTAATTACACAGGTAGTTCAAGTCTTCCTCACGATACTTGGACAAGTTGGAATAGTGGTGAAAGAACTAGAGATCAAGCTACAAATTGGTACACAACAAATGATGCAACATTTGAAATTACAGGAGTTCAATTAGAAGTAGGCAGCGTTGCAACAGATTTTGAGCATAGGTCATTTGCACAGGAGCTTGCTTTATGTCAGAGATATTACTATGAACACGCAAACGGAAGTAATGCTCAGAGTAATAACAGAGCAGCAATATGCTCTGGAGGAATGTATAATTCCAGTAATTTTTTCGGAGTAATACAATTCCCTGTTAAAATGAGAACTAGACCTACTTTAGTTAAAACAACTGGTACAGATTACTATCGAATATATGGTGGAAATGTCTCTGACGGCTGTAATGATGCAGCAACTCAAAATTGGTCAGATCAAGCCTTTGTAGTAAATCTATATGATTCGCTTAGTTTAACTCAAGGTAGCGGTGGTTGGGCTGAAACTAACAACGCATCGGCTTTGATAGCTTTTAACGCTGAACTTTAAATTTTAATTATGGCTTATCCAACTAATCCAATTTATAAATTACATAAAAATTTATCAGGAGATATAGTATCAGTTAAAAAACAGAACGGAAATTATGGTTTGCATATTCCATTTGACGAAGAAAACACCGACTATAAAGAGTACCTTGAGTGGGTAGCAGAAGGAAACACAGCCGAAGCTGCTGATTAATTAACCTTTTCTTGCATCTGCCTTGTCATTAATCCCATAGTGACGTAGAGAGGGGATAGGGCTACAATAAGCAGTAATACAAGCACACTTGTAAAAGATAGTGCTTTTAAAATTGCAAATTTAATCATTTTCTGTATGCTAAATCGTGTTTGTCAAATTTTGAGTATTCTCTCATTCATAATGGTAGCTTCAGTTATAGGTGGAGGGTACTTTGGATATAAATATGTAACATCAGAGCAGTTCCAAACAAAAATGATGAATAAAGTTCTTGGAGGTGTTCAAGGAATGATGCCAAAAGTCTTAGAAAAGGGATTACCTGATCTTACTGGTCCATCTTTACCATTACCACCGACAATGAGTGAATCTAAAATATGAACTGTTGGCATTGTAAAACTGAACTGATTTGGGGTGGTGATATTGATATAGATGAGTCTATGCCGACTTATCCTGAGTATTCAGTTATGACTAATTTATCTTGTCCTAAATGTTTTTCAGAAGTAGAAGTATTGAAGAAAAGAGATGCCTTCGATTGAAATACCTGATATAAGTATCCGTGAGATATATATTCCAGACGTTCCAGAAATCTATAGTCCGCACTACATTGAGATAGCAAAACCACCTGATATTGATGTTCCTGGTTGTACTTATCAACATCGAGATATAAAAAATACTGGTAATCGTAATTTATTATTAGATGATCCTAATGGAGTATATACAACGTGTGATGTACCATTTCCTAGTTTCATTCCTCTTGACTATACACCTGAGAATCTTGTCATTACAGAAGAAGTTCCTGTTACGAACGAGCCTCCACCTTTACCAGAAACAACAACTCCAGAGATACCAGAAATACCAAAAGAAAAGGATATTAAATTAGAGCCTTGCCCTGGCAAAAACAATCAGAGAGTAGGAGACTTTCGTAACGAAAAACGATTGGAGCGTGTCACAGGCCATAAAAGAGGGGAAGATGGGATTGAATGTATAACTCTCTATGAAAGTGTTCCGTTTAAAGATCAATACATTCCAGAAGTTTCTACTATTGTATCTACTGCTGTTATTGGCTTGGTCGCTGCCAGTAGTCCACTTCTTCTTAACGCAGTAAAACCATTAGTAAAACAGATAGTAAAAAGGCTTACAAAGAAGAAAGATAAGGTAAAATAAAAGAACCCTATTCGACAAGGTAATGGATGGGGTGTCTAGGTAGGCAAGTTAATACCCGTGCTTGTCTACTGCCTAAATTGATGCTAATGTGATATACAAGCATTGCATACTTAGTAGCCTCCACTCGAAAGGGTGGCTGTGAGCCTAAGACTGATGCTTTTAAGCATCACTTACCTGATAGCCTCTACTCCAACGAGTAGGTAGTGAGCCCAGGGCTGGTGCTTATTTTATTTTGTGAGTATGTGGGATAACTTGATTTGGTGGAATATTAACAACAATATCTTCACAGGTAATAGCACTAGGAGTATTGGGTTTGAAGGTAACACCTAATTTTGCCTGTTTTGCACACATCTCCAAACGATAGAGGCTGATTTCCATTTTAGTTTTCTTTATCAATAACTTTTGAGCTTCAATATTTACTGCACTTGCTTCATGACAAAGGGCTGGAGACTTTCCCAATGGAATGTTTATTTGAGCAGAGATTCCATAATTTAAATTAAAATTTTCCTTCTCAAATCTAGGAGTTTCTTGTACATATAATATTTCTCCAGTATTCTCGTCATATATATTTTGTCTGGTAACAGTTTCTCTAGGTAATGAAAATGTATGGGAATCGGTTACATATGGAGTAATTGTAAGACTAGGAGAAGCACAAACAATACCTTGACTCATCCTAAAAGATGGCATACTCGAAGGCGTGATCATCGTGGCATTATTGTTAACGACCCCTTGAGCATTACTACTTGGCGAGGCCACTGTAGTGTTTGCAAGGGTTTTGACGGGACAAAGAAATAAAGCTATTGCCCAAAGGTAGTTGTAGTTTCTACGGTGGTTGTTGTGTTTATTGTTCTTGTTATTGTGGTTACTGTGTCTAATCCTGGAGTTATTAAAGTTTCTTGAAGAGAAAAGGCTGATCCTGGAGTTACGACCTTCCATCTTGGAACTGCTTCGAGATTTGGTGAAGTCCAACTAAAACTTACCCCTCCAACTGTTTGTTCTGTAAGAGTTGTAGCTGTAGGGTTGATATATCCATTAAGATCCGATGATTCAATATTGTGTCCTGACGCAGAATATGAGTACCCTGTTCGATACTGATGA